CGATATTGGGCAGGCACTTAACCTTTCCAGTGTCATTGACGTTGATGCGGTGACGTCAGCGGTCAGCACGGTACAGACTGCGGTCAGTACGGTTAAGGACTACGCCACCGCAACGGTAGATCAGGTGCAGGCAGTCGTCAGGCCTATTATCGCGGCGCAGCAGATTGTCCAGACGTCGATTTCATCCCTCGAAAACTCGCTTGGCGAAATCACCACGCTGGGCGGCATCATTCCGGGCAATCCGATATCGACGACGGTCAACAACCTGCTGACGCAGGCCGATGGCATGACAAGGTTGCCGGCACTGTATAACCTCGGCTCCGTACTTGAGCGCGTTAACAAAAACGTGCGCACGGGTCAGACGGCCAATGGCGTCAAAAGTGTCACTTTGTCAGGTGGAAACCTTTATCAGGTGGCAGCCGACAACTACGGCGATGCGCGGTACTGGGAGAGCCTGGCAACCGTCAACAACCTGACTGATCCGCAACTGAGCGGCATCAACACCATTGTGGTGCCGACAACGCCATCCACCTCAGTGAGTTAGTATGGACGTAAACAACCCGATTTTAACTCCGGGCTCAAGGTACGTCTCTGGCCGCTGCTACCTGAATAAAACGCTGGTCGACTTCAAGTCATTTGAGGTCACCAGTAACGGGTTTCGCGGGGCCAGCACCTTTGACCTTGAGCTGGCGGTTTCGGCTCTTCCACAGTCAATGCAACTGGCATGGTGGGGCACTCAGACCACGATTGCCGTGGACCTGTGGGCGGATATCACCACGCCAGCGGGCGTGGATTCGAAAATGCTCATCCGTGGCAATATCGACACATGGGACTTTGACCCGGCGCGCTTCACAATTTCCTGCAACGGCAGGGACTTTACTGCCCTGTTTATTGATGCCAAAACAGCCGGAGAGAGCTTCAAAAACTATACTTCAAGCCAGATCGCAACCATCCTGGCTCAGCGTCAGGGTTTGAAAGCGGAAGTCACAGCGACCATGCAGCGATTTGGTGAGTTTTACCAGATTGACTCCGCACACCTTACCGGCGAGCAGACGGAATGGGACCTCCTGACGACATTGGCCGCACTGGAAGGATTCAATGTGTGGATTGAGGCCGATACGCTTTACTTCCACCCTGAAGCCGACCAGAGCAAAGCAGATAATTATGTCATCCGCTATATGCCGCCCGGCACAGTCACGCGATATCCGCAGGCCAATGTCTCAGAGGACCTGCGATTCTCCCGAGCCCTGACAATATCGAAAGGCGTCACGGTAGAGGTGATGAGCTGGAGTGCCAAAAGGAAGAATAAGCAATTCATCGCTTACTATCCAAAGACGGCCAAGCGCACCAACCCAGGAGCGTCGACACCAAAAACGCAAGTTTACCGCATCATCCGCAACGGCTTGTCTCCGGAACAGGCACAGGCCATGGCAGAAAAGGTTTACCGCGATATCGTTCTGCATGAGCTCAAATTCAGTTGTTCGACATTTGGTGACAACGTCCTGGTGCCGCGCACGCTGGTTCGCATTGAGGGCACTCAGTCGATGTTCGATCAGCTTTACTGGTGCGACTCCATCACCCGGCGCATTAGCTGGGATGAAGGCTACAGCATGCGCATATCAGGCAAAAACCACTCACCGGCACTGGAGATCAGCACGCAATGATGCACATGATGAATCAGATAGCCATGCGCTCCCAGATGGCTGCAGGTGGCTTCTCCGGCACCCGGCAGGGCGTAATCACCGCTTACGACCCGGTCGAATACGCCATCAAGGTAGCGCTGCAGCCAACCGGCGAAGAAACAGGATGGATACCGCTCGGAACGCCGTGGGCTGGGAATGGCTGGGGCATGGCAGCGGGCCCGATGATAGATGCCGAAGTACAGATTGACTTCGACTCAGGTCAGATTGGCGTTCAGATGGCCGGTAATCAGTTTTACAACAACGTAGACCGCTGCCCTGGCCCTCCTTCCGGCGAATTCTGGATAGTTCATCAGTCCGGATCACTTCTCAAATTTCTCAACACCGGGGAAATTCTCGTTTCTTCTGGTGCCAAGATAACCTACACCGCGGCTCAGCATCATTTTACCGGTGGAGATGTGCTGATTGACCAGAGCCTGATCGTGATCGGAAATATCTTTGACCAGAATCAGGCCCATGGCTCACTCGGAGACCTGCGCGTTAAATACAACGGACATAAACACTCTGGCGTCCAGTCAGGAAGCAGCTCAACGAATACCACGGACAGCCCAACCTCATAAGGCGATATCATGTACGACCTGTATCACTATGTCGGCACGGACCTTTCCGTATCGCCGAGCGGTGACCTTTTGTCTGTGACGGGAACAGAGCGCCGCAAGCAGAAGATTTTAAGACGACTGATAACCAATCCTGGCGAACTGGTGTTTCACCCCGAGTACGGGGCTGGCCTGGGTAAAAAAGTAGGAGAAAACGTCAACATCAACGAGTGGAAGGCGCTTATCCTGGGGCAGATGAAGCTTGAGGATTGCGTCGCCCGATCACCTGAGCCAACAGTAACCCTGAGCCTGATTGATAACGGCGTGGATGTCTACGTCAAATACACGGACGCCGTCAGCGGAACGGCTGAATTTCTCAATTTCGACATCACGAGGTAGCCGTGAATCTCAATATCAAGTCATTTACCACACTGGTCACTGACCAGGTGACGGCTATTCAGGCAAAGTCTGCGCTTTTGGTTGACCTGACAATCGGTAGCCTGCTCAGGGCGATTGTGGAGTCAAACAGTGGAGTAATCCTCTGGCTCCAGCAGCTTATAGTGAATCTTCTGGTTATTACGCGGGCTGCAACGTGCTCAGGAAGCGACCTGGACACATGGCTTGCGGATTATGGCTTCACGCGGGAACCAGCAACCTATGCAACCGGCCCCGTCACCTTCTCCAGATTTACTGCCACCAATGCCGCGTTAATTACCATCGGCTCACAAGTGACAACCAACGATGGAACGCAGACGTATAAAGTCATCCTGGATACGGGAAACGCGAACTATAGCGCTACGCAGGGCGGTTATGTTGTTGCTGCTGGCGTGGCATCGGTGATTGTTCCGGTACAGGCCGTCACGGCTGGGGCTGCAGGCAACGCATCAGCTGGCACTGTGACCACTGTAGTCGGCTCCATCCCTGGCATTGATACGGTAAACAACGCAAATGCCTTTGCCAATGGTGCAGATGCAGAGTCTGACGACGCGGCGCGGGCCAGATTTCGGCTGTGGATTGCGTCACTTTCAAAAGCCACGTTGTCGGCGATTGAATATGCGATTGCAAGCGTAAAGCAGGGCGTTTCATACAAGGTGGTTGAAAACCAGAACTATGCCGGCGCAACGCAATACGGGTATTTTTATGCCGTGGTTGACGACGGAAGCGGCGCGCCTTCAAGTGCATTTTTATCATCCGTTTATACAGCAATCGATGCAGTGCGCGGCGCAACAATTACTTTCAGCGTATTCGGTCCGACGGTTGTCACCGCGAATATCGCCATGACAATCACAACCGACCCGTCAGTAACGCACAGCGATATCGTTGCCCTTGTGAATACGGCGATCACTAGCTATATCGCAACGCTGACGCTTGGGCAGTCTCTGCCACTGACAAAGCTTTCTGCCGTCGCCTATGACGCAAGCACGTATGTCACCAACGTGACGAACATCACCATCAACGGATCATCCTCTGACCTTGCTGCAACCATTAAACAGGTTATTCGCGCTGGCACAGTGGTTGTGAGCTAAGGGGAAGTAATGGCTACAGGCGATCAGTCAGATTTTGTCAGGCGCATTCAGACACTCATACCGGCACGATGGTTCAATGACAGCAACCCGATCAGGGATGCCCTGATTAACGGCATGGCTCAAGGCCTGTCGTGGATATACTCCCTTTACCTTTATGCAGCCCTCCAGAGTCGGATAATGACCGCTACCGGAGGATGGCTTGACCTTGTTGCCTATGATTTTTTCGGTGACAGGATAAAGCGCGGAGCCGCTCAGTCAGACAGTGACTTTCTCAATATCATCAAAGTTAACCTGTTCAGGGAGAGAGGAACAAGGAAAGCCATTATTCAGGTACTTGAGGACCTTACTGGCGCGACGCCGATAGTGTTTGAACCTACCCGACCTCAGGATACAGGGGCTTATGGTGGACCGACTATAGGCTATGGAGTTGCAGGAGGATATGGCTCTCTCGTCATGCCTTATCAGGCGTTCGTGACCGCATACAGGCCGGTAGGTGTGGGCGTACCTTATGTTGGCGGGTACAGAAGCACACCATCAGGGTACAGCACACCATCTCGTGGTGAGTATGCACCCGCCGCTAACCTTGCCAGCCTTACCGATGCCCAGATATATGCCGCCGTTGCTTCAGTAAAAATGGAAGGCACGGTCATCTGGGTGAGAATTCTTCCCTACACGGCACAGTAATCATCTAATCAACCACAAACCTCGCCCTGGCGGG